CCTTATGACCAAGATAAAGCAGAATCATCCGTATCGTTTGGTTCTATATTTATATATAAAAGATTTGTTAATGCAGATCAAACGTACCACTTACCAGTAGCAGAGTATACAGGTAGACCAGAATCAGCTAATGAGTTCTATGAGCAATGTAGAAGACTACTTGAATACTATCAATGTAGAGCTTTATTTGAGAATCAAAACACAGGTATTAAACAATACTTCCAGACCAAGTACTGCCTTAACTTGCTCCATACTCAACCTAATATCATTAAGTCTATCTCTCCCTCGACCAAAGTAGAAAGAGGATATGGTATTCACATGACTAAACCAATCAAAGATGATCTTCAGATTAAAGTAAGAGATTGGTTAAAAGCTGAATTAAGTCCAGGTATATTACAATTAACTAAGATATTATCTATTCCTTTAATCAAAGAGTTGATAGGATATAATGATGATGGTAACTTCGATAGATTCATATCATTTGCTCTGTGTATCTTACAAGATCTTGAAATGCATCAGATTCTGGTAGAAGAAACTATCGTTGAAGAAATGGAAGATAACTTCTTTGCTAGATCTCTTTTTAGATAATAAATTTTGATATGTCAAATATAATCAGTAATTTTGTAAATTATAGTAAATTTCTCAATGAGTAACATAGCAGAAGAAATAAAGACTTCTTTAGAAAAAGATAAGTTAGGTAGTCCTAAACAAAAGTTACCTCGTTCTAAAAAAGGTAAATCTTGGGGTATTGCAAATGTAGATAATATAATTAAACTTAGTGGAGGAGCAAGTCCTTCTAGTAAAACTAAAGATAAAATTAATTATGATCTATATAACAATATCATAGATCCATTAGATTTTACTTATGTAACTAATCCTTATGGAGCAGATCAAGAATTTCCAGCAAGACTATCTAATTATAATATAATTACTCCAAAGCTTAAACTACTCGAAGGAGAAGAAATTAAAAGACCATTTAACTTTAGGGTGGCAGCAGTTAATTCAGATGCTGTATCTCAAATAGAACAAAAGCGTAAAGATTTACTATTACAGTATTTAGAAAGTGAACTTGTAGCAGAATTACAAGCTCAAGGAGTAGAAGTACAAAATCCTGAAACTGGTGAAATTATGACTCCAGAACAGGTTGAAAAATATATGAGTTATTCTGAAGCTGATATAAGAGAATCAGTAGCTAATAAAATAGCAAGATATTTAATACCTCAGCAAAACTTAATATACAAATGGAATAAAGGATTTAAAGATGCTTTAATAGTAGCTAAAGAATTCTACTATATTGGTATACAAGGATCTGATCCTATATGTAATGTATTAAATCCTCTCCACGTAGCTTATGATAAAGACCCAGACTTAGACTTCATACAAGATGGTCAATGGGCTACTTATACAGACTATTGTACACCTTCATCTATTATAGACGCTTTCTATGATGATCTAAAAGATTCAGATATAACTAAGATAGATGGGAATAACTTTGCAAGTAATAACCTAGGACTTGATCCTAGTGATGGTAAACTAAGCGTAACATATAATGCTCCTGTTCCAACAGCAGATAATTCTTCTTCTTCTGGTAATTACATACCGGTAATAAGAGTTGAATGGAAATCTATGAGAAAGATAGGTTTCTTAAAATACTATGATGAAAGTTTACAAGAACAAGAGATTATAGTAGATGAAGATTATGATGCACAAGAAGACAAAGGAGAAGAAATAGAATGGATTTGGATTAGTGAAGTATGGGAAGGTACTAAAATAGGTACTGATATATACTGTAGAATAAGACCAAAGTCAGTTCAATACAGATCAATGGATAACCCATCAGGTTGTAAATTAGGATTTGTAGGAGCTACATATAACAGCAGAAACTCAATTCCTACTTCTTTAGTAGACTTAGTTAAACATCACCAATACCTATATAACATTATTATGTATAGGATGGAGTTTGAAATAGCTAAAGCTAAAGGTAAGAAGATGGTAATGGATTTAGCACAGATACCAAGATCACAAGGTATATCTCTTGAGAAATGGATGTATTATTTTGATTCAATGGGTATTGCCTTTATTAACTCTTTTGAAGAAGGTAAAGGTAAGTTTGCTGGACAGACTTCTGCCTTTAATCAGTTTACAGCTATTGATATGAGTTTATCTCAATCGGTAGGACAATACATTGGAATACTTAATCAGCTAGATAATATGGCTGGTGATCTTATGGGAGTATCCAAGCAACGACAAGGTTCTATATCTTCTAGCGAAACAGTAGGTGGAGTAGAAAGATCAGTAGTACAGTCTTCTCACATAACAGAACCTTTGTTCTATATGCACAATGAGATAAAGAAACATGTCTTATCCCATCTAATAGAAACAGCTAAAGTAGCTTACCCAGAAGGTAAGAAGATTAACTATATATTAGATGATATGAGCAGAGTATTCTTATCCTTAGAAGAAGGATTTAAAGATGCTGATTATGGAGTATTTGTAACTAATGGTGCTAAAGAAGTTAAGGCTTTAGAAGATCTTAGATCACTATCACAACAAGCTGTTGCTTCTGGTATTATAACCTTAACAGAATTAGTATCTATATTTGATTCAGATTCTATTGCAGATATTAAAAACATTGTACTTAAAGGTGAACAAAGGAAACAAGGTCAGGTAGAACAAGAACAACAAGCTGCACAACAATTGCAACAACAAGCTTTAGAAGCTCAAGCACAAATTGAATCTGATAAAGCAGATAGACTAGATGCTAGAGAAGAGATTAAAGGAGAGATCCAGAAAGAAGTTGCTTATATTAAAACCTTTGGTGGGGTTAATAGCTCACCTACAGAGGATGCCGATAGTGATGGTGTACCTGATGTAGTAGAATATTTACAAATGTCTCAAGATGCTAAGTTTCATGATGATCAAATGAATCTGGAAGATAAAAAACTTAAGCAGAAAGATAGAGAAATAGATATGAAAGAAAAGATTGAAAGGATAAAAGCTAAAGCACGTCCAAAACCTAGTAGTAAATAAACGCTATAGAAACAAAGAGTAATATAAAGAAATAAGAAAATATATTTTTTAATTAAATAAATAAACATTAATTTTGTAACATGAGTTTAGAACAAACAATAAATCAAGATTCTGATCTGTTTAAAAGCTTCGTAAATGAAGGAGATCCTGAGGCAGATTTAGAAATAACAAATGAAGTACCAGTAGTTACGGATGTAGTTGAATTACCTAGTGATGAACTAGAGATAACAACACAAGTACCAGAAGATACAGAAGATACTACAGAAGAAGTTACTACAGAAGAAACAGAAGATACTGAACAAGAAGAGATACCTGAAGATACAGAGTCTTATTCTTATAAAGCTTTTGCAAAGTATTTAAGTGACGAAGGTATAGTAGAATTTGAAGATAACGAAGATTTACCAGATACACCAGATGTATTATTTGAATCGGTAAAGAAAACAATAGCTAAAGAAATAGATAACTATAAAGCATCTATTCCTACAAAAGCAAAAGAGATTATAGAGTATCTAGAAAAAGGTGGAGATATTGATAAGTATTTAAATACACTTCAAAAACCTTTTAATATTAAAGAATTAGATCTTAGTTCAGAATCAGATCAAGAATCAATAGTAAGAGAGTTTCTTAAAAGTCAAGAATATAGTCAAGAAGAAATTAACGAGACTATAACAGATTATAAAGAATCTCTACTATTAGAAAAACAAGCAGCTATTGCTTCTAAGAATTTAGAAAAAGTATTTGCTAAGAGAGAACAAAATTTGTTATCTGAACAAGAGAACTTACAAGAAATACAAAAGCAACAATATGTAGAGTATGTAACTGGTTTACAAAATACTATTGATAATGCAACAGAACTAGCAGGACTACCATTAACTGAAAAAGAAAAGAAAGACTTTAAAATCTATCTTTTAGCAGTTGATAAAGAAGGTAAAACACAATATGAAAAAGAGATTGCTGCTGAACCTAAAACTCCTATAGAATTAGCTTATCTTAAATTTACTAAATATGATTTTAGTAAAGCTAGAAAAGCAGGAGAAACAGCAGCTACTCAAAAGCTTAAGAATATCTTCAAAAAAAATGAAGTTGTTCCTAAATCAGCTAAAGCAATAACTGCTGATAATACAGATAGTGATTTAAGTGCCTTTGATGTATTTAGAAGATCTATAAAAACAGAATAATCATTTGGTAAATAAATATAAATAAAACTTAAAATTAAATAATTAATGAACGTAAACAGTTTACAACTTTATCAAGGTAAAAAGTTTGCCGGGCTAACAGATAGCAACAACTTGGCTACTGCATTTTTAACAGAACCAGAAACAGTCAATAATACACTGTCTTATGTATTCGGTTATAAATACAAGAATCCATTGTCTTTGTTTACAGGTGGTCTAGGCAAAACTAAAATGCTAGGCAACAGACAATACGACTGGAAATTAGCAGGAGATCTAGAAAGACCTATCTCTGTAGTAAGGAATTTGAATGATGGTAGTACAACCCCTGGATTAAATGGTCAAACATTTAGAGTAGTATTACAAGAGAAAGAATTTGTCTCTGGTGAAGTACTTATTCCAGATAACAGGGATTATCCTGTAATTGTTGTTGGAGATGCTATACAAGATGGAGATGGATTTATCTATACATTCCAACTTATTAATCCAGATCTAGCGGCTTTTATGCCTCCTGCATTAATAGCAGCTGGTAAAGAATTCTCGAAAGATTATTCAGCATTTGAAGAAGGATCTTCTAGATCAGGTATAACTACTTATGGTACTCCATTTGAACTTCGTAACCATTTGACTACCCAACGTAAGTCTCGTGAAATTACAGGTTCTGCTGCAACTGATGTAATGGCTATCATGATGAAAGATCAAGCATCTGGTAAAACTTCTTATCTTTGGACTACTGTTCAGGAATGGACATTCCTAGCACAATGGTATCGTGAGTTAGATAGATCTTTGATGTATTCAACTTATAATGCTAAGTCTAACGGTACTGTAGCAATCAAAGGTGAAACAGGTCGTCCAGTATATATTGGAGCAGGTCTTCGTCAACAAATCTCTCCTTCAAACAAACGTTACTATACTAATCTAACTGAAAACTCAATTAGAGAATTCATGCTAGATTTGACATATAATGTTAAAGGTGATGGTGATGCAAAATTTGTTGCACTAGCAGGTTGGGGTTTTATGGATCTATTTGATAGAGCTATGAAAACTTCTATAGCAGCTTGGACTCTAGTAGATTCTAAGTTTGTTACAGGATCTGGTCAAGATCTAACGCTAGGTGGTCAATTTAAAACTTATAAAGGTATTAACGGTATTGAAATGACTGTTGTACATCAGCCTTTGTATGATGATCCAACCCACAACCGTCAATTACATCCTCTTACTGGTCGTCCAGTAGAATCATACAGGGCAACCTTTATTGATTACGGAATGTATAATGGTGAAAGTAATATTATGAAAGTTGCTAAGAATGATCGTGAATCAGTAATGTGGTACACAGGTGGTTCAATGGGACCTCAAGGACACTCTAATAGTGCGTCCAGAATGGGATCTAGTACTTTCGATGGTTTTGCAGTACATGTATTGTCTGAATCAGGAATAATGCTACAGAATCCAATGAGTTGTGGTGAAATGATACTCTCAGTATAATAGTACTACTTATATAGGGGAAGCAATTCCCCTTAATAAAGCGAATTAAAATAAGTAGCAACAATAAACAAAATTTATGAGTAAGACAGTAGTAATAAAACTAGTAGACAAAAAAGACAGTTGGGGTAAGTTCACAAGGTATGCAAATACTAAAGATTATATAGTACCCTATTTTGATGAAAGTATAGGTGGTCAAAGATATACAGGACTATCTAAAGAAGATGAAGAGTATTTTCAAAGTAAGTTAGGTATAGCAGATTTATCTCCTCTATCAGTTTACTGGGATGAATTCAGAGTCAAAACAAGTGAGAAACCAACAATATTATATCTAGCAAATCCAGAGGATGAACTTAAATATAAATTCTTGATTAACCACAAAAGAGTAGCAGAATCAATTACAGATCCTTCTATAGGTATCAAAGACTACTACATAGTAGATGATAGTAAAGAAGCTGAAGTAATTATGAGAGGTGCTTCAGAGAAGATAAAAGCTAATAAGATATTCTCAGGATTATCTACAGAGAATAAAAAAGATATTCTTAGATTGTATCCAGGATATACCAACTTAGGTTCAGTATCAGATGAAATTGTAGATTCAAAACTATATACAGAGTTAGAGAAAAAACCAGGTGTATTTATTCTCCATGCTGAAGATAAGAAAAGAGATAGTAAAGTATTCCTTAAAGATCTTGTATCAGCAGAAATACTTAGAAAAAATAAAAGTTCATATTACTATGGAGATGACTTTATAGGACACGATGAAGAAACAGCAATTAATTACATAGAAGATCCTGCTAGACAATCTCTTAAGATTGATTTAATGAGTCAACTAAGTAAATTAAAAAAGAAATAATGACTATACAAGAGTTTCATATTAATTTTGATATAGAATTAGATAAAACTCTTGACTTTGAATATCCTTATATACGTCCTGAACAAAAGGACTATTGGTTAAACAAAGCTCAGGATAGATTTATAAAAGATAGATTATATCCTAAAGATCCAAATAAAAAAGGATTTGAAGGAAATCAAAAGAGAATAGACGATTTAAAAGGTTTAGTAAAAAAGTCTGGAGCAGTTACACCTACTGTATCAGGAACTATTTACACTAGCTCATTACCAAATGATTATAAACATTTAATTCGTCATAGGTGTACAACAAACACTACTGCTTGCGGTAGTAAAGAAGTGGGAGGACAAGAAGTACAACAAGACGATCTTAATGTTTTATTAAGAAGTCCTTTTTGGAAACCAACAGCAGATGAACCTTTATATTATTTAGATTCAACAGGTTTGGTTTATGAAACAGATGGTTCATTTACAATAACCTCTACAGTTTTTACTTATATAAAAGATCCTGTTCAAATGAAATATGGAACTATTTATACAAGTCCAACTACAGATGTACAATGTGAACTAGACCCAGCAGTACATGCAGAAATACTAGACATAGTTATTTCAATAGTATTAGAGAATATAGAATCACAAAGATATCAAACAAATTTAAACGAATTAAATAAATCAGAATAATAAAATTAAATAAATAAAAAATAATGAGTGTAACAAATAGAGTTTTTAAAGTTCTCGCTACGAATGGTACAGCAATGGCTGATTTAGCAGACACAGGAGCTGGTGAATATCTAGTAATTAAAGAAGATGGTAGTGCTGTAACGGCAGCTACCGCACTTGATCGTGATGAAAAAGTACAAGTTGTTGTAAATTCTCCATCCGGTATTAAAGTGTTTTCTGATAAGATTAGAATAGGTGACATTACAGCTTATAATACACAAGCTTACGCTGCTTTAGCAGAACAAGTTATTACTTGGACTCCTCCAACTCCGGTTGCTGGTGTTGAGTATAATCTATCTATTATAGATAAATCAGATAAAGAGATCTTGCAACAAAGACAATCTAAACGTAGCTATACAGTAGTTGCAGGTACTGGTGAAACTCCTACAACTTTGGGTGATAAGTTTAGAGCAGCTATCGCAGCTGATTCTGCTAGTTCAGTAGTTGGTTCAGGAACAGCAACAGTAATTCTAACTGCTAAATCAATAGCTTCAGCAGCTAATATAATTGATGAAACTCCTGCACAAATAGTATTTGACATCTTTGTTAGTCAAATAGTATCTGGAGGATTTCCTACAGCAGCTGGAACAGTAGCTTATACTACAGCAGTTGGTTTTGGATCTGGACAATACTTTCAAATTCATAAACTAGAGCAACGTGGTATAGGATATACTGGTGTAAGCAATAGGACTAAATTTCCAGTTGAATCAGGTCAATTCTTAGCAGTAGCTGGAGTAAATTATGATGTAGCAGTAGTAGAATTTGACAATCGTCATGATACTAATGTAGTAGTAGAAGGTGAGAAAAGAGCCCCAGAGACTCTTATCTTAGCTGTAACTACTGGTGCGTCAGCAGGTTTATTTGCTATACTAGCTAGATTAGCTGGATCAGGAGATCAAGCGGTAGTAATATAATTATTTTTCCAATTATTTGGAAATAACAATAAAAAAGGGTAACTTTGTATTATACAGGGTTATCCTTTTTTTCTTTATAAACTAATTAAAACTTAATGGCAACATTTACACAAGGATTTATACCTTCTACATCAGATGATGGTAATGATTTAATAATTACAGATAGTTCTGTATATACAGCAATATTACCTAAATCAGTATTTTCATCTAGATCTATCACTGTTGTTAAAACTAATGGTGTTAGTATAACTTATAATTTTCCATTTACAGGAACATCAAATAATATTCAAGACGAATTAATTATTGCAAATTTCTTTGACAAAGATTATTATTTAATAATTACTCTTAATTGGATATTTAATAATGAAGGTACAGCTGACACATCTACTAAAACTTTAGATTATTTATCAAATTATTTTAGTTTAACACAATTTGTAGAAATAGTAGATCAAATAGAATCTTGTGATAAAGATAATGAATATCAAGAAGATTACTTAACTAGAGCTACATCATTTAATAATTATATGGAAGATGCTATATTGTGGGCTAAGTTTGGTAATGCTGAAAAATCTCAAAAATTCTTAGATAAATGTAAAGATATATATGATGTATTTAACAATTCTAATTAATTATTAATGAGTAATAGATTTTCCCAATTAGATTTATTAAATATAATATACCAAACAGAATATTATATTATTACTGAAGATTATGAATATATCTTACAGAATGAATATGGTATAAATAATTATGATGATTATAAACAATCTTTACAAGCATTAAGATTATTTCTTAAAGCTTTTAAAATTCAATATAATTTAGATTATACAGCAGATACAATTCAAAGTTTGTATGTTAAAATTAAAGAATGTAGTGGAATTCAATTAGAAACAGTACCTAATGTTAACACTAATTTAATTGTATATTCAGCCTCTACTATTAATCCTCCTTTAATAGGAACTACAATATTAGCAACATATACAGAACTATTAGGAAATCTTCCTATTAATTATGATAAAGTAGTTAGTGTAAAAGTATTTAATGATTATTTTTCTTACTTAGCTTTTTCTACTAAAATATATAAAGCAATTATTACTATATCAAACGGATTAGTAATTAATCATCAGTTATCAACTGAGTTTATTTCTGTACAATTTTATGATAATAATGGTCCTATAATGACTAATTATACAATAGTAGATAATAATAATATTATATTATCTTCTTTAATAACAATAACAAATGTTCATATAGTAATACTAGGATAATAAATGAGTAGTATTAGATTTACAGACGGAATAGAAGTAAATGGTGAAATAAATTTACCTCAATTTACAACTAATAAAGTATTAATTATTGATAGTTTTAAAAATATTGATACAAGCAATGTTAATATTACAGAGCTAAGTTATGTATCAGGAGTTACTTCTAGTATTCAAACTCAAATAAATACTAAAGAACCTCTTCTAGGTTTCACTCCTTACAACGTAACTAATCCATCAGGATATATTAGTTCTTTTACAGAAACAGACCCAACTGTACCAGCTTATTCTAAAACATTATCGGCTTTTTCTATAATTAAAACATCAACTGATGCTTTATATGCATCCATAGGTTCGGGTGTATTATCGTTTAACAGTCGTACAGGAGTTGTTGTACCTGGAAGTTCAGATTACAATACTTCTCAAATAGCAGAAGGAAGCAGACTTTATTATACAGACGTACGTAGTGATGCCAGAATAACACTTCAAAAAGGTGCCGCTTTAGGAATAACTCCATTAGATTCTGGTGCTAAAATAAATACAATATATCTTCCTGATAGTGTACTTGGAAATTTAAAGTATGGAGGAACATATAATGGAACTATTATTATAGCATCGAGTAGTTTTCCAGAACTACAAGGATTAAATCTCCCTACAACTGGTTATCTTGGAGTTTACTTTATAACTACAACAGCCTTTACTAGATCGTCTATTGATTATTCAGTAGGTGATTGGGTAATTCATAATGGAAGTAATAGTTATTCTAAAGTAGATAATTCAGATGCAGTCTTTACAGTATTTGGAAGATTAGGAAATATATTAGCTATACAGGCAGATTATTCAGCTTTCTATCCTACGTTAGATGGAACTTACAATAATCCTTCTTGGATAAATCAACTTACTTGGAGTAAAATAACTAATACTCCGACAACTTTATTAGGGTATGGTATTACGGACGCTCAACCAACTTTATCAGGAACGGGTTTAGTTAAATCTACAACAGGTACCATATCATATATAACAGATAACTCTACTAATTGGAATACAGCATTTAGTCAAACAAGACAATGGGACGGTGGAAGTACTAGCTTGATTGCTGCAACTGGTAGAACTTCATTAGGAGGGAGTACAGTAGGACAGAACCTATTTACACTTACCAATCCATCAGCTATAACTTTTATTAGATTAAATGCTGACAATAGTGTATCTACTCTTGATGCAGCAGCTTTTAGAACAGCTATAGGAGCAGGTACAAGTTCTACAGTAGGCACTGTTACTTCTGTAGCTATGTCTGTACCGACTGGTCTTACTATTTCAGGTTCTCCGATAACAACATCTGGTACATTAGCATTAACATTGACAGCAGGTTACAGCATTCCTACAACAGCTATTCAAGCAAACTGGAATACAGCTTTTGGTTGGGGAAACCATGCTGGATTATATCCAACTTATGTAGGAACAGGAGCAACTGGAACTTGGGGCATAAGTATTACAGGCAACGCTGCAACAGTTACCACCAACGCAAACTTAACCGGCGAGGTTACTTCAGTAGGAAATGCAGCAACTGTTCCAAACGCAACGGTTATCGGGAAAGTATTGACCGGATATGTATCAGGAGCAGGTACGATTTCTGCAACAGATAATATCTTACAAGCTATTCAAAAGCTGAACGGAAATAATGCAACTAACGCTAATCTAACCGGCCCTATAACAAGTGCAGGCAATGTTACCAGTGTGGCATCTCAAACAGGAACAGGAAGTACCTTTGTAATGAATACTTCACCTACATTGGTTACTCCTAATATCGGAAATGCAACAGGTGGGACATTAGGGTTATCGGGAGCATTAACCGGAACAACAGGAGCGTTTAGTGGATCAGTAACTACATCATCCATAATTACATCAGGAGCAACGCCATTGTTATTCAGACCAAATGGAGTAACTAGAATGACAATAGGTACAGATGGAGATCCTATTACTTTAGCTGCTCCCCTAACAGGAACATCTGCTACTTTTAGTGATGAAGTCCCATTAAATACCAATAACCCAAGTACTGCAAGAAAATATATCAGGATCGCTAATACTGGCAGCATCTCTTATTTCGGCGCAGAAAATTCTACGGGAAGTAGCATAATTACAGGAGCCCCCGCTTACAGTACTATAATAGGGTCAGCCTCAAATACTCCTTTAATTTTGGCGACTAATGATGCTGTAAGATATTTAATATCAGGCGCAGGTAACCACGACTTCAAAACAGGCACAGTAACGTTTGGCGGTGCTTTATCAGGAACATCTGCTACGTTTAGTGGTAGAGTAACTATCAACGGAGCAACAGATAACGCTTCTTATCCACTTCAAGTAAAAGGGAATTTATCTTCAATAGATGCTAATAATCAAAACACTGTATTTTTGTCAGCAAGCCCTTCAGCTTCATACTTAGCAACATCATGGATAGGTGGTGGCAGTGCTGTTCCTTTGCATATTCAGAATAACGGTATCAATGCAATTACCATAAGCACAGCAGGAGCGACAACACTTACAGGATCCCTAACAGGAACATCTGCTACGTTTAGTAATGTTAGAGCATCTAACACTAGTATAGGATCTGTTATGGGTAAAAATAGTATGTTTCTTGGGTCTAATGATGGATATACCGCTACAGCTTATTTTGGAATCCATGCAAGTCCTACTGGTTATGCTAATGATTTTGCTATAACAGGATCAGCTGACTCTAGTACTCTACGATTTTTACATATAGGTTATAATTCAGGAGACAATCCTAGCAATACATTTTTCTCACACTTTTCTATTAATACCTACAACGGATCATTTAAATCATCAAGTTTAGCAGGTACAGGTACAAGAATGGTGGTAGCTGACAGTGCAGGAGCTGTATCTACTCAAGCTATCCCATCAGGAGGTGGTGGTGGAACAGTAGTATCGGTAGGAGTTGCTTCTGCTAATGGCTTTGCAGGTACAAGTTCAGGAGGTACAAATCCTGCACTGACTTTAAGTACTACTGTCACTGGAATACTATACGGAAATGGAACTTCTGTAGCTACTGCCGTAGCCGGTAACTTCCCTACGTTAAATCAAAGTACCACAGGTAATGCCGGAACAGCAACAAATGTGGCCTATTCAGGATTAACCGGAACGGTTCCTACCTGGAATCAGAATACTACAGGGACGGCGCAATGGGACAGCTATGACGGCAATTCGTTTACCGGAACGGGTCTTTATGTTCCGCTTTTTAATGGCACCAAATATCAGCCAGCAAGTTGGACACAAGTCGGTACCTTTTTAGGCTTAGGCTCCAATGCTTATACTTCAACAGCCTATTACCCAAATTCTAATCCGTCTGGATACATTACATCAGCTTCTCTTTCAAGTTATTTACTATTAACAGGTGGAACGCTTAGCGGAGCCTTAACAGGAACATCTGCTACGTTTAGTGGAATTATAGTTAATAGCCATCCCACTTCTGCTGAATTTAAATCTTCAAACAATAACGCGGCAGCTTATTACGGCAATAATACAGGCGGTGCGTACCTTCAAATATATGGCAGTACCCATGCGAGCTCTAATAAAATAGATGTGGCCGCCGCAGGTGGTATTAATCTTCTGAATACCCTAACAGGAACATCTATTAATTTAACAAATAGCCTTGCCTATACCAATACAAATGTTGTAGAAGCCGGTTTTCAAGCAAGCTACACAGGAACAGGAGCCTTAAATGTTAAGTGGTCTGCGTATAATAACACATCTGATTGGTATGACCAAACAAATAGCCGAGCTATACTTAGGTACACCGCCTCTACAAATAACTTGTTTACAAATTCAAGT